CAGCCGGTGCTCGACCTCGACGGGGGACCGTCGGCGGGTGATGGGGCCAGCACCGAGTCGGTAGGTCTCCCCGGCAAGGGTACCGACGCTGCACCGGGGACGCTCACATCACCCGCCGAGGATTCCCCGGCCGTCGCTACGGCGCCAGGAGCTGCTACCGACAACGGTGAGGCTCAGGAGACCGAGGGGGACGGCGACGCGGCTCGGAGTCCGGCTTCACCTGTGGGCTCCCGTGTCGTCGCCCCCGCCGGGGACGCCGATGCCTGAGCCAGTGACAAGCGATGTCGTCGTGACCAAGCCCTTCATGACGCCGGTGAGCGAGTGGGGGCTTTGGTCGCTGGTCTACATGCAGGTCTGCGCGTACGGCGAGACGCCACCCGAGCGGATTGAGGAAGTCGCGAACGCCGAGAACCCACCGGGCACGTCGAGTGCCTGGCACTTGACGACCGAAGGCCCCGACGGTCAGGACTTTGCACCCGTGCCGTGCGCCGAGAACCCGGCACGCCTACATCACATGCTGAGCTGCTGATGACTGAGCCCGCCGCTGACCTCGCGCGCCGCACGCCCGACGCCCTCGACAAGATCGTCGGCACCGGGGACACCCGCGCCATGCTTGAGCAGGTCGAACGGAACGTCCGCGACGTCATCGCCGTGGCTCGTGACCGAGGCTTCGTTCAACGGTATGGCGGCTCGCAACACGAGTTCTTCGGCTTCCCCGCTTGGAGTTTGCTGGCCTTGACCTACGGTCTCGTGCCGTTCGTCGAGTGGACGCGCAAGCTCGAAGATGGTTGGGAGGCAAGGGCTGTCGTCCGCACGCGCGACGGCGACGAGGTGGCCGCGGCCGAGGCGATGTGCACGCGCGGCGAGCGGAACCGTCGCCAGGCTGACGATCACACACTCCGAGCTATGGCACAGACGAGGGCCATGCGGAACGCTCTGCGATCCTGCCTCGGTGCCGCACTGGTCTTGAGCGGATTTGATTTCGCCGACCCGGAAGGACCGGCCACGCGCGAGCAAGTCGGTCTATTGCATCAGCTCGAACGCGAGATCGGCATGAGCCACGACGAAGGCCATGCGATGGCCAAGGTCGAGTCATACAAGCACCTCAATCGCGAGGATGCCTCCACGCTGATTGACCGCTGGACGGCGATGCGCGACGAACTTCAGGGCGGGGGAGCGGGCACGCCGCCAACCTCCATGGGAACGGGCGAACGCGGCCCCCGCCCGGATTCTTCCGACGCCAGTTCAACCTCTCTTTCCGGCGTCGGGACCGAGGAGTCCCTCGGTGACGCGAGCGCGACGGCGTTTGGGGAAGGCGTCACGACCGCGAGCGACTCGGGGGACTCCTCACCAGCATCGCCCGAGGCATGGGCGCGCGCGCCGAAGGACATGACGCTATCAGGCGCGGTGAAGCTCGCGGGCAAGCTGCGGCAGGAGAACCGGATCACCGGCAACGTGCCGCGGCGTAAGGCTGAGTTCACCACCGAGCAGCTCACGAAGGTCGCGGCAGCGTGGCGGGACGGTGAACGCGGATGAAGTACGAGGCTGTGCTAGCTCGATACGCCTGTCAATGCAAGCAGTCCTACTACCCTTGCGGCTGCGGCTGTCATTCGGGGAGTCATTGCACCATAGCCTGCGTAGGTGGGGACCACACACACTGCCTTGACCGAGGGCCGTGGTGCGGCGGTCGGTATGACCGCGAACCCGCCATCCAGGAACTCATCGCGGCGGCGGAATACGCCGTAGGACACCCGTACGAAGATGCTAAGGCAAGGCGTTTGCTCCGCGCTGCCCTCAAGGCCATGGGGAACAAACCGTGAAGTACCGCACCATCGTCGCCGACCCGCCGTGGCCGATGCCTGAGACTGGCGTGACGACCCGTGGTGAAACTGACGCGAAGGGTCGCTACACGGCGAAGTCGGGTCGTGTGGTGGACGGAACATGGTGGGGACGTCACCGCGGAGGGACGGTGGGCCTGGGCTATCCCACGATGACGCTTACTGAGATTGGGGCGCTCCCGGTGGCCGAGCTTGCGGAGCCCGATGCTCATCTGTATCTCTGGACGACGAGCCGTTTCCTTGAGGACGCCTACGGCGTCGTGCGGGCATGGGGGTTCCGGCCCGCCCAACTCCTAACGTGGTGTAAGCCCCCAATGGGGATTGGGTTCGGTGGTGCGTTCGTGAACACGACCGAGTTTGTTCTATTCGCCCGCCGCGGTTCGCTCAAGGCGTTGGCCCGTGAGGACTCAACGTGGTGGAACTGGTCACGTCCGTACGAAGGCGGACACATCGCGCACTCGGCAAAGCCCGAAGCCTTCCTCGACATGGTTGAGCGCGTCTCCCCCTCTCCGCGTCTAGAACTCTTTGCCCGCCGTAACCGTCTCGGATGGGACACGTACGGCAACGAGGCCCTCGAACACATCGAGATGGAGACATGATCGCCCCGGTCTGCTGGCGGGGCGGCAGCTCCGGTGAACACGCCGCTGGCGGTCGTGGCTCTGCTGGCAATGTGCCGCGGCGTAAGGCTGAGTTCACCACCGAGCAGCTCACGAAGGTCGCGGCAGCGTGGCGGGACGGTGAACGTGGCTGAGATTCCCGCTGGCGACGATAACAACAACACACTTGAGGTGGGTGTTCGCTGTGGACATTGCGGCGGGGACATCTACTTCCTGACCTGTCCGATCCATACCGAGGACGCCTGGGTCATCGCAAGCGAGTGTCTCTCTTGTGGGTTCCTCGCTTCGGTGGTCTGTCCCGATTGCGAGGGGAAGATCGCGGGATGACCGAGCCCATCCGCTGCCCGCGGTGCCGCCGCGCCTTCGGCGGGCACTTCACCTGGGGTAATGAAGCCCTCGAACATGTGGAGATGGCGACGTGACCGTCGCCGCAATTTGTAGCCACCCGGCCCACGAGGGCTCACGTCTCGTCGAACGCCGGTCCCTCCTCGAGGAGCGCACCGAGTGGAGAGACCTGGTGACACAGGCCAGGTTCCTCGTCAGACAGCGCCGGCGGGTTTGTCGAGACTGCGCACGGCGTGACGTCGCACGGATCGACGGTGTGACCGGAGATCAGGCGGCGATGCCGCTGTGAGCGACCGGATCGACCTCGGCGGTGCAGCCTGGGATGCCATCCCCCGCGCAATCCTGCGCGATGCGCGGTTGAGCCCGAAGGCGAAAGGCGGCCTCGTCACGTTGCTCTCGCACGATGAAGGATGGGTCCGTTCCTCAATCGCGATCCTGCAGCGCGAGAATGCCTGCGGCAGAGAGCAGGCCCAAGCCATCATGCGAGAGCTGCGTGACGTGGGCTACGCCGAGCTCGTGCGCGAACGCGACCTTGAGGGGCATCTCTCGTCGCATTACATCGTCCGAGCCGAAGCCGGGGAATCCGTAGGTTCAACCCCCGAAACTATCGGGTCTCCGGTAGACGGGGAACCCGCCGGTCGGGATGCCCTGCGGTCGGGAACCCCGGCTGCAGTAGTAGATCCCCTAGACGTAGATCCCCCAGACGAAGAATCCCAAGATCAAACCCTTGCGCTCGCTACGCGAACGCGACCCCGCGATGAAGTCTTCGAGGCGCTCTGCGAGGTTGGAGGCCATGGCTGGGACGGTCTAAATACCGTCGAGCGTGGACGGCTCAATAAGGCACGAGGGCTAGCCCGCGAGAGCGACGCCACGCCAGAGATGGTTCGCCAAGCCGCTGAGCGATGGCCCGAGGTCATGGGCGACGCGACGCTTACAGCGCTAGGCGTGATGAGCAACTTCCACCGGCTGCTGTCCGGACCGGCCAGGTCGAGGCGCCAGGCCGCCGAGATGCCGCTGGACCGGATGGCCCGCGAGCTCATGGAGGGAGGTGGCGATGGTCACACATATGGCCCGAGCCCTCGCATTGCGCCTGCTGGCGAGCTACCCGGGATGGCCAATTAACGAGATGAGCATGCTCGCCCTTGCTGAGTCCCTGGATCGGATAGGGGATGACATCGCCGAGGCGGTGGCCGAGCGGGCACGTTCGGAACTCATCAAGCCGCCATCGGTCGCGCAGCTTTATGAGATAGCGCGAGAGATCCGGAAGGAAATCGACGAGCGCGAGCACCCCGCACTAGCCGCCAGCGAGTTCCGGGAGAACATCCCGATGCCCGACGACATCCGCGCCAAGGTCCGCGCCATGGTCGATCCCGACCGCAAGCGCAAAGAGGCCGAGGCTGATATAGCCGCGCAAGACGCGGAGTGGCAGCGGCGCAAGGCCGCGGCGATGGCCGCAGTGAGGCTCCGCGGCGTCTGTGATGGTGTCGGTCAGAAGGCTGTGCAGGTCGACGGCAAGTGGGTCTGCCCGGGCTGCGGAGAGCCTGTTTCCGAGGGCTGTCGACCACGGTCGAAGGCGGCGAAGGCGTGACCTGGACGTGGCTCAAGCCGACCGAACGAGAGGAGCGCGACGGCCACATCCGGGAGCTGTGGGCGACGGGCTTGGACCGACGGGAGATCGCCGAGAGGTTCGACCTCACCCCGCAGCGTGTCGATCAGATCGTGAGGAAGCGATGACGTGGAGCAGCGACGAGGACCTGCTGGTGACCAACAACGTCCACATGATCGACGACGAAGAGCATCCTGCGGCCTCTCTCGACGAGACGTACTGCAATCACGTTGCCGGGGTTAACTGCTGCGGGGAGTGCGAGTGCATCACGAACACCGTTGCGGCGGTCGAGACATGAGGTCGCTGGCGTTCCAGGTCTTCGGCGACCCGGTCCCCCAGGGATCGAAGCGTGCGTTCGTCGTGAAGAACCGGGCGGTCGTCGTCGACGACAACAAGGCGACGCTGCGATCGTGGCGGTCGGCAGTCATCGACGCTGCGCGCGCCGAGCTGAACGGCGACGCCCCCGATCTCGGTCCCGTCCGCATCACGCTGATGTTCTTCCTGCGCCAGCCGAAGCGGCCGAAGGCATCGGTGCCGATCACGAAGCCTGACGTCGACAAGCTGGCGCGTGCGGTGCTCGACGGCATGACCGATGCCGGGGTGTTCCGCGACGACTCGCAGGTGACGACGCTCACCGTGCGAAAGCGATACACGCAAGAGGCGCCGTGCGTGCGCGTGTTCGTGGACGGTGACGCGTGAGAGAGAACGTGCGGGAGCTGGAATCGCTTCAGAATCAGCTTGAGCACGCCGAGGCCGAGGGCGAGAGGCTGCAAGAGGAGGGCCGTAAGGATTACGAGGACATGCGCCGTTTCCAGGCCCAGTACATCGCGGCTGACCAAGAAGTCGAGCGACTGCGGGCAGCGCTGAAACAAATCGAGCGTGGCTCATGGAATCACGGCAACTTGGTGTCCGGGATGACGGTGATGGAGTTCGCCCGCTCAACCCTCAAAGGGGGTGGGGAGTGATGGGCTGGTGCGGAGACTGCGGAGCAGAAGCGGGCGGACACGCTGACTCCTGTTCGTTCTGGCAGGCCAAGGTCGAGCGGCTGCGGACGGTCAACGGAATGCTGAGAACGACGAATTGTCTCTTAGCTGAACGTGAGGCCCGCCTCCGCCGCATCCAGGAGGCAGCGAGGGACGTGGTGAACGCCGATGCAGGGTTGCGAGAGGCGAAAGCTCTACATCCCCGGCTGGTCGCCGAGATGCGGATGCAGAAGGTCGAAGCCATCGAACATCTCCGTGCTCTAGCTGAGCAACCCACCGGGGAGGTGACGCCCATACACACCGATCCGTAGGCCGTGGCGCCGAAGCGCCCGACGACGACGGAGGTGCAGACGTGAGACGAGCAACGATGACGGCCGCCATCGCCGCGCTCACCTTGGCAGGAGGGGCGATGGAGGCCACCGGAAGCTCCGCAGAGGCCCGGCAGGCTCATCTTCTGGCAGCAGCGCCGGGGACGCAAACGCAGGAGATCAGGGAGAAGACGTGTCGATACCAGTGGCTTCAGCGGGGAACCTGGACGGCGCGCGAGGAGCGGCGAACGGCCGAGTGTGTTACCCGGCGCTGGTCGGTCCCGGGTGGACTTTCCACCTTCCGGAGCGTGATCAGTTGCGAGAGTGGGTGGAGCCGATTCGCGTACAACCCGGTGGGACCATACGTGGGGCTTGGGCAGCATGCCCTCAGCTCATGGAGTTCTCGTTTCCGCGCGTATCGACCGCCGCTCTGGAAGATGAATCCTCGTTGGCAAAACTCCCGCACGATGCTGACGATCACGGCGCGGATGATGCACTCGGTGGGGCTTAGCCCATGGGCGTGCGCGTGACATATGTGGGGCGCGACCTCGGAAGGGGGGCAAAGAGGTCGCGTCCCGCTCCACCCGATGCGCTACCCCAGCCGCGCGCAGTACGCCGCGAGGTCCGCGAGGCCGTCGCCCGGCTTCACGCCCTCGACCTGGTCTACGCTCTCGAGCACGAGGCGCTCGTTGCCCTCGGCAGCAGCGAGGTCTCGGTGACCTCGTCGCCGGGCTCGCTGACTGAGGGAACGGTCCTTGACAAGGAGAACGAGGCCGCCCGACGCCGTTGCGCGCGCGCCGTGGCTCACCTACGATCGGCGTCGACGCACGTCGAGCTGGCGTTGGGGGCTTTCGGCAGCCTGGCCGAGCAGCCCGAACGGTCGCCGGATGCCGTCGTCGATCAGTCGACGTTCGAGCGTGCGGTGAACCGGCGACGGCACCGCGAACGGGAGGAGGAGTTGCGACGATGAGCGAGCCAACACTGGGACCGTGGACGGTAGGGCCATATCAGAAGGTCGAGCACGGCCTAGTAGCCCCGGCTCATGCCTACCCGGTGATAGGGGAGTTCGGCAATGTCGCATTCGTCATAGGCTCCGAGGAGGAAGCCCGCCTCATCGCCGCCGCTCCGGATTTGCTGCGGGAACTGGAAGAAATGGTTGCTGCTGCCGATCCGGCCGAGGGCTGGAATCGCGAGAGCGCCCGCGCCACTATCGCTAAGGCTAGGGGCCGATCGGGGGAGACGTCTGGTTCTGATGGCGGGACACAAGTGCTCGATGCCGCTGTCACCAAGGCCAAGGGCTCGGAGACTCCTGCGCCGTAGGCTATACTGGCGTCCCGTGGGGACGTGCTCAAACTGCGAGCAGCAACGCGGGCGGCTAATCAAAGGGCGTTGCCAGACTTGCTACCGTTTCCATCGCCGTACCGGCCGTGAGCGAGACGCCCAGCGGATCATGGCGACGAGTGGTCTCCGTCTCGAGCGCTCCCAGGCCAACATGTACCTGATCCGGCTGGCCTACCAGATGGCCTGCCAGGCTTGACTTTGACCGGCCGACCAGTGTATACGCTTGTATTCGGCGTGGTGTGCCCAAACCGCCACGGCTCATCTGATCTGATCTAGCCCTCCGAGCGCATCTCCGCGTGCGTCCCCACGCCCTGCGGGCGTGCGCTCGGACGACCCATGCCCACCGACCGAAGGAGCCCGCCGGTGAAGCGAGCGATCCTGGCCGCCCTCGGCGCGTTCATCGTCCTCGGCGTTGTCATCTCGGCGATCCAGGTCAAGGGCGTGCTCGTCCCGACGATGGAGGAGTTCTCCGCCCTCGTGGAGCGGGTCGTGGTTCTCGAGGAAGCGGTGTTCCCGAGCCCCAGCCCGAGCCCTGAGCCGACCCCGGAACCCACGATGACCACGACGGAGCCACCAGCCCCCGCGTGCGAGGGCGTTCAGGTGACCCCCGGCGGCGGGCTGAAAGCGGCGATGGACGCGGCGCCCGCCGGCACCACGTTCTGCCTCGAAGAGGGCACATACACGCTCTCGGCCGCGATCAGCGTTCAGGCCGGCGACGGCATCATCGGCGCGGGTCGGACGCTGACCCACATCGACGGATCGGGCGTGCCGACGACGGCTCCGGGCATCTTCGCCATCAGCGGCGACGCCCTGTTCGAGGGCCTCGACGTCTTCGGCGCGCGTACGCCTCCGGCCGGCACAACCGAGGCTTGCAGCCCGAACGCGAACTGCGGGCGGGCGTTCGTGACCGGGGGCCGGGGAACGCTGACGCTTCAGTCTGTCGCGTGCCACGACAACGGCGGCAACTGCGTCGGCGGCGGCGGGACGGCGAACCTCGTCGCCGACGACCTGGACTGCTACAACAACGGCAATGCGTACTCGATGACAAAGGAGTTCCGGTACGCGGCCTGCGTCAAGAAGGCGGCCGCCTATCCGACCGGCAACGACACCGGCAACGTGACCATCACCAACTCGTTCATCCACGACAACCTGTGGGTTGGCATCTGGTGCGACTTCTGCCACGTCGGCTTCTTCCAGATCACCGACTCGGACATCATCCACAACGGCAAGGCTGGGGTGTCCTACGAGGTCTCCGGCGGTGAGACGGCGAGCGACCACGCCCTGGTGGCCAGGAACGTTATCCAGGACAACGGGTGGAACCCGGACTCCAACATCGCCCCGACCGCAATCTCGTGCAACTCGTGCGCCGAGCTCATCATCGAGAGCAATACCTTCGGAGGGAACGTGAACGCGCTGCTGACGCAGAACCAGCGCCGCGGCTCCTGGGGAGATATCTTCGGCGTGGTCGTGCGGAATAACGTGCTGGCAGGTGACGTGGTGAACTGCTCGGCCGTGGGGGTCTCATGTAGCGGGAACGCCTGATGGCGATCACGATCCCGAACGTAAACCGAGGGTCCTTCGGCGACAAGGTCTCAGGCACGACGCTCAGTGGTGCTCCCCTCACCATCTCGGCGGGCTTGTACGGCATCGCCTACGCCGTCTGCGATAACATCGCTACGACGGATGGCCCGTCGACGAACCTCAGCATCAGCGACTCCCAGGGGCATACATGGGTCAGGTTGCGGGAGGAGAACAGCTCGGCTGGCGCCGCCGCCGATGGGGTCGTCATCGGCATCTACATGGCGTTGCTGACGAACGGCCTGGACAACGGCACCGACACGATCACGTTGACGGTCTCCTCGGCCGCGATCGCCAAGGGGTTCCAGCTCTTCTCGGCGCAGGTCGGTGGAGGCAACACGCTTGCGCTGGCGGCGGGCAACGCGACCAACGGCGCGCTCTCTAGCTCCTACTCGGTTGCGATCAGCAGCCTAGCGAGCAAGGAGTATCTGTTCGTCGGCGTCGCTGGGGCCGAGGAGGAAGTCTCAACAGCGATCACGACCGACACCGGCTACACGGTCCTCGGCATCGGCACGATCGGTTCGGGAACCGCTGGTGCCGCCAACACGAACGTCATCGCTCGCGGTGGTTACCTAATCACCACGGCCACCGGCGACACGTTCGATAACACCGGCCTGAGCGCTGCCGACAGGGCGACGTTGCTCGTTGCGCTTGAGGAAGTGACACCCGCCGCCGAGGCCTTGCCGAGAACATCGACCGTCATCGACTACGCCGTGACCCGCTCCTATAACTGGTGAGGAGGGCTCCATGCCAGGATTGACGGACTTCGGCGAGAATGCCGTTCTCGACGAGATATTCAATGCCGCGAGCGGGACGTTCCCCGCCGCTGACCCGTTCATCGCGCTCCATTCGGCCGATCCCGGAGACACGGGTGCATCGAACGAGCTGACGGGCGGCGGCTACGCGCGCCAGTCGACGGCGTTCGGTTTCGCGGCCGCCGGGACGCTGTCAAACACCGGCGCGATCACCTGGTCCGTTCCGGCGGGCAACGTCGTCGCTTGGTCTGTGTGGGACGCGGTTACGACTGGTAACTGTTTCCAGACCGGATGGTTCAACACCGCGACCCCAGCCGTTGGCTTGGCCGTGGTGCGTTCCGGTGATCTCGCCGGGAACGACCTCCAATCCTCGGTTCATGGCCTGGCGACCGATGATCGAGTGGTGTTCGAGGTGATCGAGCAGCTCACGATCCCGGCCGGCATCACGGCCGGCACGATTTACTTCGTCCTCGCCGGTGGGCTCACCACCGACGCCTTCAACATCTCAGCCACCTCCGGTGGTGCTGAGATCGACATCACCGCCGCTGGATCGGCGCTGTGGCGCCGGGTGCTCGTGACGAACTTCGGTGGTGCTGGATCATTCCAGGTCGCTGCGGGCGACCTCGACATCTTCGCGACGGAGTAGAGCATGGGGCCGATCTACGTCGTCAAGAACTCGGCATTCGCCGCCACCACGGGAGCCAAAACGGTCCTCAAGATCATCTCGACGACCGGCTTCCACATCAAGGTCCACGAGATCGCGCTGTTCACCGACGGTGTTACGTCCTCGGCGGTGCCCGCGACCTGGGATCTGTTCACCTCAGATGAGACGACGGCGGGTACCAGCACGTCGGTCACGCCGGTGCAGATCGCGGGCCGAGCTCAGGCCCACGGGACGACATGCGGCTCCAACTTCACGGCCGAGGGCACGACCTACACCGTGGTGAAGTCAGGCTACGTCCCGCAGTTCATGGGCTCTCTGATCATCCCGAACCCACTTGGTCTCGAGGAGAACTCCCCAAGCGACGCGGCGGATTCGATCGGTCTACGCATCAACGTCACGGCGAACGTCAACGTCCTGGCCTGGATCAAGTTCGCACACGGGTAAGCCATGGCTCGCCTGGGGCGTTCCTACGTCGGGCCGCAGTGGAATGACCGACAGAAACTCGCTGTCCCCGGTCCGACGACGGCGCAGGGTTCGGGGCGGGTACGTCTTCGGTCATCGGCGAATGCCCGGGTACAGACGACGGGCACCGGCCGTATCCGGGTCCGCTCGCGCTCGCTGGGTATCGCTCGGGCTCAGGGCCAAGGCAGGCTTAGGCTCCGGTCGAGGGCCTTCGGTGGCGTCACGCCCCAGGTCGGACAGGGCGCAGGCCGGATCCGGCTCCGATCTCGTGCCGTAGGACAGGCGCTCGTCAAGGGCACCGGCCGCCTGCGTCTTCGGGCTCGAGCCGTAGCAAGGGTTGTTGCAGCTGGTCAGGGTAGGATCCGGGTTCGGTCAAGAGCCACCGGTGCTTCGGGTGTCACTCCAGGCCAAGGCCGCGGACGGATCCGGCTTAGGTCTCGTTCATCCGGCGCGGTTCTGCCTGAGAACCTCGGAGAGCCGGTTGATGATCCACAGGCCGTATTCCTAGGCCTAGAAGGTAAGGCCCAGGTCGCAGGAACCGAAGGCACAGCTGTTCTATTGGAGGTCTGATGTTCTTGAAACAGGGCGATCTCGCTCCTCCTCTTCGGATCGACACGAACGCTGATGTCACCGGAGCTACCTCCAAGCTGGCCTTCCTACGGCGTGTCCACCAGAACACGATCATGCAGAAGACGCTTACGGCGGTCGATGAGCCCAACGGCATTCTCGAATACCAATGGGTAGCAGGTGACACCGACGTTCCGGGAACCTATGAGGTGGAAGCCGTGGTGACTTTCGCCGGTGGAGCCGTGCAAACCTTCCCCCAACGGAATCACCTCGAGGTCATCATCTTGCCCGACGTGGTGCCGTGAAGAAGGTCAACGTGGCTGACGATGTGTATAACGCTGCTAACCAGCGAAGCTTGACACCGCAGTACGTTGAGGTTCCCCGCCACCGATCCACTGCGGTCAAGACCATGGAGGGGGGCATCCAGTGCCACGACGCTGTATCACCTGCGGTAGGCCGGCAGTCCCCGGCAGATCACGCTGCAGGGAGCACGGCCCCGCCAACGCCGCTCGACACGGTCCCTCACCGTACAACGGCGCACATCAGGCACGACGCCGGGTCATCGTGCAGCCAGACTCTCGGTGCTGGATCTGCGGTGGTCTGGCTACCGCCCGTGACCCCATGCAACTTGACCACGTCGTCCCGCTGAGCCTTGGAGGTACCGATGACCTCGACAACCTCCGCCCGGCTCACCAGTCGTGCAACATCAGGAAGGGTGGACGGAACCGACGGACGGCGTAAGGGGGAGGGCGGTCGAAAAGTTCGGCGTCGAGTGTCTAGAGATACGTCAGTACGCTCCGCGCGCGCCGGGGCCGGATTCGCCGCTTTCCGCTCGTTCTGCCATAGATTGGTTCTGGACACCGGTGATCGGTTTGTTCTGGAGCCATTCCAGTCGAAGATCCTGGCTGACTTCTTTGCCGGGGTGCCCCAGACGATCATCGTCATCCCCAAGGGCAACGGCAAGACGACCCTGCTCGCCGCACTCGCTCTGTTCCACCTGATGACCACGACCGACGCCGAGGTCATCATCTGTGCCGCCTCGCGTGATCAGGCCTCTATCCTGCTCGACCAGGCGCGAGGGCTGGTGATCCGGTCCCCGGTGGGCGAGCAGGTCTGGGCTCACCAGAGGGAGATCCGCCGACGGGATGGGAGGGGCCGGATACGCGTCCTGGCCTCGGACGTCGACAAGATCGATGGCCTCATCTTCACCCTGGGTCTGATCGATGAGCTCCACCGGCATACGCGCTCCGAGCTCTACGGGATCTTCCGAGACGGGCTCGACAAGCGCGCCGGCCAGATGGTGACGATCTCCACCGCTGGATCGTCGGCGAACTCGCCCTTGGGTCAGATGCGGCTGGCGGCCCATTCGATGAAGACCTTCCGCCGGACCGGTGTCTACAACCACGCACGGTCCGAGGCGTTGGCCTGGCACGAATATGCGCTCGAGGACACCGACGATCTGCGGAACCTGAAGCTGATCAAGCAGGCCAACCCGGCATCGTGGCTGACCCCTGGGCGGTTGAAGCGGAGGCGAGACGATCCCTCGATGACGCCGGCGCAGTGGGCACGGTTCGCTTGCAACGTCTGGACGGAGGGCGAAACCCCCTGGATCGACCCGGTGACCTGGGATCAGAGGATGGCCCAGCTCGGGAACCTCTCAGAGGGGGACCGGGTGTACGTGGCCATCCGGGCCGCGGCGGGGGTGGGGATCGGCATCGTGGCCCCGCGCACAGACGAGAGAGTTGCGGTCAGGGCCGAGCTGATCCCCCCTCCCCCCGGAGGCCGCGTAGGTCTCAGAGACGCGGAGTTTGCCCTACGGCGCATCTGTGAGCGCTACGACGTCGTCGAGATCGGCTACGACAACGACCACTTCGGACGCTCCGCGGATCTCCTCCTCGAGGCGGGTCTGCCGATGGTCGAGGTTGCCCAGAGGCCCCAGAGGCTGGCTCAGGGCACGGCGACGCTCTGGCGGCTGATCTCGGCGGGCCTGCTGCAACACGACGGCGATCCGGAGCTCCGGGCACAGGTGCTCGCGGGCCAGACGAAGGAGACCACCACGGGCTGGTACTTGGTTCCGACACCTCAGACGGCGGGGCTCATCGCGCTGGCGATGGCGTGTCACATGGCGACCGAGGTCGAGGCTGAACCGCCGGCCTTCGTGGCGCTCTGATGGGACTGCTCGAGCGGCTCGACCGCTGGATGTTCCCTCCGACCGAGTCTCACGCCATCGACAAGATGAAGCTGTGGGGAACCGGACAGGACATCGGCGACCCTGTCCACGCGGGTGTCTTCGTCTCCCAGGAGTCCGCTCTCAGGCTCTCGGTGGTGTGGCGCTGCATCAGCCTCATCTCGGGGACGCTGGCCGGCCTTCCTGCCGACGTGGTGCGCAAGCAGGACGAGATCCGCAGGCCGGTCGATCGTCCGCCGGCGTGGCTGAGCATCCCGAACCCGGAGGCGAACTGGTTCGAGTTCGTCGAGCGCATCTTCGAATCGCTCCTGATGGACGGGAACGCCTTCGTGCTCATCTCGGCGAGGGACTTCCAGGGCTTCCCTTCGGAGATCTGGACCCTGAACCCGCGTCAGGTCGTCGTCAGACGTAGGCCCACAGGGAAGATCTATTTCACCTGGGCCGGGGACCAGGAGTTCTCCAGGTACGGACCGAGCGATCCCCTCGGGGACATCCTGCACATCAAGCTGAAGACCGCCGGTGGGCTGAGGGGGCTGTCTCCCATCGAGGCGGCACGTCAGGCTATCGGGCTCTCCCTGGTCACGGAGAAGCAGGGAGCGAAGTTCTTCGGCAAGGGCCAGACGATGTCCGGTGTGATCCAGCTGCCGGATACGAGCGGGGCGAAGTCCCGCGAGCACATCGAGTTGATGCGCGAGACCTGGGAGGAGGCCCACGCTGGTTCTGACAAGTCTCACCGTCCCGGCATCCTTACGGGCGGGGCGACGTGGCAAGGGATCACCATCACGCCGGAGGATTCGCAGTTCCTCCAGACTCGGGCGTTCCAGGTCGAGGACATCGCGTCTCGGTTCTACGGCATCCCCCCCCATCTCGTCGGGCTGACCGAAAAGCAGACCAGCTGGGGGACCGGCGTCGAGCAACAGGGGATCGGGCTGTATCGGTTCACCCTTAAAGAGCATCTGGTCCGGTTCGAGACGGCGATGTCCTCGCTCCTTCCCAGGGGCCAGTTCCTCCGTCTGAATCCATTGGCCTTGCTCGAGGCCGACGCCGAGACCAACGCCAAGGTCTTGCAGATGGAGCTCCAGAACGGCGTGATCAACTTCAACGACTGGCGGGCGATCCTGGACAAGCCACCCCGTCCCGGTGGGGACCGGTACATCCTGCCGCTCAACTTCCAGATCCTGACGTCCGGTGGAGTGGCTGAGCCCACGCCGGCTCCCGGTCCGAACGGCAACGGGCAGGTGCCCGTGGAGGTGACTCCATGAGAGAACGACTCGTCGCGGACATCCCACGCGAGCTCGCGCAGGTCCAGTCCCAGGGGAACATGCTCAAGGGCTACGCCTCGGTCTTCGACCACCCCATCGACTCAGGGAACGCGCTGTATCCCCAGACGACCTACGTCAAGCCGGGGGCGTTCACGCGGACGCTGAAGAATAACCGCGAGCAGGTCCAGGTGCTGTTCAACCACGGCCACGATCCCCGCTACGGAGAGCTGCCGATCGGCACTATCTCCCGCCTCGAGGAGGACAAGCGAGGGCTCTACGCTGAGGTGCAACTCCACGACGGACCAGACAACGCGAACATTCGAGCCGCTCTGGCCTCCGGAGCCCTCAGGGCGATGTCGATCCAGTTCGAGACCATCGCCGAGGATCTCGCTGACGATGGGGCCACCCGCAACCTCCGGGAGATAAAGCTGTGGGAGTTCGGCCCGGTTACCTTCCCCGCCAACCAGGCGGCTACGGCCTCTCTACACTCGATCGCAGGCTTCGCTGTGGAACTCCACTGGGACGGCGCCGCGGCCATGCGCTCGGCCTCGTCCGCCGCGGAGTTCCGCCAGATCGCATTCGAGCGGAACAACGACTCCGACCCCGACACCGCCGCGCATTGGACGCTTCCCCATCACCCACGACCGGGAGCGGGACCGGACTCGGTCGGGGTGGGTGCGGCGCTGGCGGCTCTGTCCGGTGCCAGGGGTGGGGCACCCGACCTGAAGCAGTCCGTCGAATCTGTCCGTTCACATCTTCAAGCGCACCAGTCCGAGTCATCCTCCGAGGCTCGCGAGAGCACCCTCGATGAGGCCCGACTCACCTGGGCGAGGAATGCGAGCCGAACGCTCGAGCAGGAAGACGAGGTGCTCGCTGCAACCGCGGCTCGTTTCGCCAAGCTCAAGGAGAAGTGATGGAAGTTAGGGAACTGATCCAGAGCCTGCATGACAAGCGGGTGAACATCCGGGCACAGCAGTCCGAGCTCATGTCCCAGATCGAGGCCAACCTCGATGGGGAGGTGGGCGAGGACAAGGCCAAGTGGGAGGCGATGGACAAGGAGTTCGCCGACCTCGGCAGCCGGATCGACAACCTGCTCACCATGCAGGAGAACGACAAGGCCCTCGATGAGCAGCGGGCACGGTTCGAGAAGGTCGTCCGTGACCCCAAGGTGATCGAGCGCTCGGAGAGCTCATTCGTCGAGCGGATGCGGAACTGGCTCAAGGCCGGTCTGCCCGATAGCGAGACATGGGCTCCGAAGTCCATCACGGTCCCAGTCATGTCCTTGGCTGCGAATCCCCGCAGGGACGGGTACATCGAGTACCACGACCTCACCAAGGGCACGGCAACGGACGGGGCCGAGTTGATCCCGACCGGGTTCGTCCGCACCTTGCAGGAGCACCTGGTCGAGAACAACGGCATCCGTCGGACCAACGCGCAGGTCTTCACCACGGCAAGCGGTGAGAACATGCTCGTTCCTAAGACGACGGGGCATGGCACGGCAACGCTGGTGGCTGAGGGTGGTGCGTTCCTGGAGAACGACCCACAGTTCGCTCAGGTCACGCTGGCTGCCTACAAGTTTGGTCAGATGATCCAGGTCTCGACCGAGCTCATCCAGGACTCGGCGGTCAACCTGCTCGAGTACCTCGGTAGGGCGGCCGGAACGGCCATCGGTGTGTCAACCGGTGCATACAATGTCACCGGGACCGGCACGGCGCAGCCGGAGGGCATCGCGAACTCACCGACCGCCGGCGTGACCGGCGGCGCCGGTTCGGGCCTGACGGTGCTGGCGAACGACCTGATCAGCCTGTATCACTCGATCGTCTCGGGCTACCGGGCGCGCGGCTTCTGGGTCATGAACGACCTGACCGCCGCGTTCATCCGGAAGCTTCGCGATGACACGGGTGGCTCGGGCCTGGGTAACTTCGTCTGGCAGCCGGGTCTGCAGGCAGGAGCACCGGATACGATCTTCGGTAGGCCGGTCGTCACCGATCCGAACGTCGCGGTGATGGCGATCAACGCTTACTCGATCGCGTTCGGTGACTTCTCCAGCTACTTCGCGTTCCGTGATGTCTCCACGGTGCAGTTCGACCGCTCGGACGACTTCGCGTTCTCCACGGGGCTCGTCTCGTTCCGCTCGAGCCTGCGGACGGACTCGAAGCAGCTGATCAACGGTGCCTCCGGTGCCGTGAAGTTCTACCGCAACGGCGCATCGTAGGCCGGGACAGGGGAGGGGCCTTCGGGCCTCTCCCCTACTCCTCAAGGAGGTCACATGGCGAAGGTGAAGGTGCGCGTCCTGTACCCGTCGGCATTCGCCGCGCTTGGCGTGGACACCGAAGGGGCAGATGAAGCCAGCGTGGAATCCGACCAAGCCGACTGGCTCATCACTTCGGGCTATGCCGAGGCCGTCAAAGCCAAAGCTCCGCCGAAGAAGGCTGACTGATGGCTATCAACGGGATCGGCTCAGACCAGAAGGCGAACCTGTGCACGGCCCTGACCGGAAACGTCGACTCGGACATCGTCTTCCGCGGGATGCGCGAGGCCGGTGGCGCGGTGGTGATCACCTCGGCGGTGGGTGCCACCCCAACGGTGACGGTGAACATCCGTGGGTCGGTGGACGGGATCAACTACTTCAACGTCCCCTATGCCCTGGTCGCCACGCCGCGGACGTTCGTCCTGACGGCCATCACGATCACTACTGCGGTCACGACCAGTTACCTGCTCCAGGAGCTGGTCCCGTGGCAGTACATCAAGCTGGTGCTGTCCGCTAACACCAATGTCACCCTGACGGCGGACGCCTACCTGTGAGCGATCCCTTCGCCACCGCGGCCGAGCTCAGTCAGTTCATCGGCAACCCCGAGCCGGACGACCTGTCGAGGATGCAACTGTTCCTGGGTCTCGCCTCCTCGGAGATTCGCCGTTTCACGGCGCAGACGCTTTCGGAGGTCGCAGCCGACGTGGTGACATTTCCGCCGACGGATTGGGATCGGCTGATCCTTCCCGAGCGTCCGGTGACGGCGATTACTTCGGTGCTGGTCGGTGTCTCCGGCTATACGAATTACCGCTTCACCAGGGCCGGGGTGATCCATGAGTTGTCAGGGCTGGAATGGACCCTGGGTGCGACCGTGACCTACAACCACGGCTACCCAGAGGTCTCCAACGAGTACCAAGCGGTCAAGGGCGTCTGCCTCGAGGCAGCCTCCAGGGCGTACACGCTGAACGAGCGAAGTGCGTCGGAGGCGATGGGCTCGACGCTGATGGAGTCCGCAGGGTATGCGCCGGAAGTGTTCCTGACGATGGGAGAGAAGATGCTCCTGTCCGATTTCGGCTCGGTGCTCGTTGGCTAGCGGCCTCCGCATCCTGGGGATCTCTGAGACCAGGGCTGCGCTCAAGCGCGTGCAGCTCCAAGCCGAGGCGGCGGCTGGCCCAGCGGCTGAGTCAGGCGGACAGGTCGTGCAACGTGAGATGGCCTCTCGAGCCCCCAGGGACACGGGGCACCTCGTCTCGCTCCTCGGTGTGGAGGAAGACTCCAGCGGCAGCGGAGCCATGGCGCGTGCCGGCTCGGATGCGCCCTACGACCGGTTCGTGCAAAGAGGTACCAGACACATGGCGGCGCAGCCCTACGGCGAGGAAGCGGCCGTAGCGGCGGCACCGGGGGTCGTGGCTTCGATGGCCGCGATCTTCAAGGCAGCGGTCGAAGCATAAGGAGGCAAGATGGCAACACTGACCGTGCAGAACAGCCTGATCACGGGCCTGGCACCGACGTATTCGGCGGTCTCGGCGTCCGACGTGTTCCAGAACGACGGTAGGACGGTGATCTACATCAAGAATGGCGGGGGCTCCCCCGACACGGTAGGGATCGACTCCACCGTGGCCTGCAATCAGGGCTTCGATCACGACGGTGGAGGCTCGGTGACCAACGGCACCGAAAAGGTCTTTGGGCCATTCGAGATGACGCGGTTCAACAACTCGAACGGTCAGGTGACGGTGACGAACTCGTTTCTCACCTCGGTCACCTGCGCCGTTATCCGACTTCCGTAAGGGGGAGGTGACATGACCAAGCAAGCCGGATACCTCGGGTTCCTGAAGCGGAACACGACGGGATCGACCTATGCCACGGTCGGGCAGATCATGTCCATCGGACCCGTGGGCTCCGAGCGTGCTCTGATCGACGTCTCGGCTCATGGTGACGTGTGGGCGGACTTCCTCCCCGGCCGACAGGAGGGCACCGAGGTCGAGCTCAACATCGCCCTAGATCCCGCCGATGCGCAGCACGTGGCGATCAAGACCGACTACGACTCCTCATCGCAGACGGCGCGGAATTACCAGCTCCAGCATCCGAACTACACCACAAGGGCTGTGCAGTTCCCAGCGATCGTCATCGCGTACGAGGAGGAAGCGACCGACGATGGCGCCTATGAAGCTCACGTCACGTTCAAGGTGGTGTCCCCGGGTCTGACGACCCCGGTGCCGTCGTGAGCACCCCAAGGGAACGCATCCTTGCAAAGAGCAAAGCCAAGCGCGTGCCCTTCTACGTCGACGAGTGGGAAGAGACGGTCTTCATCCGGATGCTCTCGGTCGACGACCAGGCCGAGCTCTCACAGGGGAAGTCGCAGGCCGAGATGGTATCGGCGGTCCTCATCGCCTCGCTCGAAGATGAGGAGGGCACGCCTATCTTTCTGGCTGAGGATGATGAGGCGATCCGGAAGATGCCTTTCATTGCTGTCCTGGAAGTGTTCGGTGAGGCCGCGAAGCTCAACGGTCTGACGAACAAGGAGCTCGAAGAGGCGATGGAGTCTTTCAGGCAAGCCCGGATAAAGTCCGGGCCTACCGACTCGCCCTCGCCCTCGGCCGTACGCGAGATGAACTCGGAGACCTCAGCAGTTCCGAGCTGACCGATTGGATGGCGTTCGAGCAGGTCCACGGTCCTTTGCTGATCCACGAACGGGTCGACTTCGGCTTCGCCATGCTGGGCTGGCTGATGGCGAACGCTTGGTCGCGCAAGCGCCGTAAGTTCACGGAGTTCCTCCCCCCCTGGTACGACACCAAGCTCTCCGGTGATTTCACGGAGGGATTCGAGCGTCTGCTGAGGCTGGGTGAGGAGAATGAGAGGCAGCTATCCCGACGATAAGCACGCTGACAGTCGACGTCGTCTCGAACACGTCGAAGTTCTCCAAGGGTCTGAAGATCGCCATCGGTGGCCTTGCCGCGCTCGCCGGCGGTGCGGCCTTTGCCTTCGGCAAGTTCGAGGAGGCCGAGAACGTTCAGCAGCAGACCGCCGCGGTCTTGAAATCCACCGGCGGCGCAGCTGGTGTCACGGCCAAGCACGTCCAGAATCTCGCTGGCGATCTATCGAAAGTCTCCGCTGTCGATGATGAGGTCATCCAGTCCGGGGCGAACATGCTCCTGACATTCAAGAACATCCAGGGCCAACGGTTCGACCAGGCCGTGACCGCGGCCCTAGATCTGTCGGCCGGGTTTGCCGCCGCCTCAGGTTCCTCTATCAACATGAAATCGGGAACGATCCAGCTCGGCAAGGCCCTGAACGATCCCATCGCCGGGATGTCCGCGCTGACCCGAGTTGGTGTGCAATTCTCCGATCAGCAGGAAAAGCAGATCACCAGGCTGACTGAATCTGGCAAACTCCACAAGGCTCAGGGCATCATCTTGCAAGAGGTAACCAGCCAATTCGCCGGAAGTGCACAGGCTCAGGCCACTGCCACCGGAACTATGCGCGTGGCGTTGGAGAACCTAGCCGAGACCATCGGGAAGTCTCTGGCTCCAGCGATGACATTCCTCGCGGATCTATTCACCGATGTTGTCGGGTTCCTACAAGAGAACGTCGGACCAGCATTCGATGCCTTCAAGGAAGGCATCATGAACGCCTGGGATGCCATTAGGCCCTTCGCTGAGGCCATCGGAAGTGTTCTGATCCCGCTGTTCCAGACGATGTGGCACACGATCCAGAACCGCATACTCCCGGTGCTCGAGCGGCTGAAACCGCTATTCATCGTGATCGGCGCCGCCATCGCTGTGATGGCGACCATCATCCTCGCGCAGTTCGCCCTTGTGGTGACCGCAATCGGCTTCGTCATCGACAAGTTCCTAGACCTCGTCGGATTCATCCGGGATAAGGTCGTCGAACCGATCGGAAACTTCCTCGCCCGGATCGGCGATTTCATCGGGAAAATCGCCGGCTGGATAAAGGACCGGTTCATCGCAGCATGGCAGGCCGTCAAGGAACCCGTGCTTGCCGTGCTGGATGCGATCGTCGGGGCCATAAAGGATCTCATCGGCTGGATCAAGGAAGCCATCAACTGGCTTGGCCAGCTCGGTCAAGGTGTCTCGGATGCTCTCGCCGAACGGGGGGCGGCTGAAGGAGTCTTCAGCGGCATCCGGCTCCCCGGTGCTCAACATGGGGGCATCGTCACCCGCTCGGGGCTGGCGATGGTCCACAAGGGCGAGGCGTTCTCCGGCGTCAACAACGAGATGGGCTTCGGCGGGATCAACGGCGACATCGTGCTGCAAGTCGACGGCCAGACCTTCGCCAGGATCACGCGAGATCAGCTCCGCAAGCTGGGCAATCGGAATGCGGGCACCGGCCTGTGAGTGTCCCGACGCTGACCGTCGAACTCGACACCGAGGGATTCATCAGCGGCTACACGCTAGATGATCCCGCAACGGTCTTGGACACCGCCCAGCTCGGTCCCCTCGCCCCGACGTTCTCCGAGGACATCACCGACCGCGTCCGGGAGGCTTCGACGGATCGCGGTGCTCAGCGCGAGCTCGAACGAGTGGAGGCCGGGACGGGCAAGATCGTCGGTGACAACCGAGATGGCTTCTTCACGAACCTCCAACCGATGCGCCGGGTCCGATTCGTCGGGACGTGGTCGGCGGTCGACTACCCGGTGTTCTACGGCTTCATCGAAGCCGTGCCGATCCACTTCCCCGGCGACGTCGATATGGAAGTCCAGATCACTCTCGTCGATGGGATGAAGATCCTCTCCCTGGCATTCGTCTCCGGAAGCTTCGTCCAACAGGGTTCCGGTGCAAGGATCGAGGCCATCCTCGACGCGGTGATGTGGCCGGATGCCGACAGGGACCTTGACGTAGGAACGGCGACCATCCCGGCGATCACACTGGCAAACGTCTCGGCACTGGAGCACATCCAGCAGATCGCCCACGCCGAGGGGGGACGGTTCTTCATCGGCAAGGACGGCAAGGCAGTCTTCCGGGAGGCCGTGGAGGTCAACCCAGACCTCTCGACTCGGACCTGGGCCGACGACGGCTCCGGGATGACCTACCGAGATGTCTCTCTGATCCGCGGCGATGACCTGATCTTGAACGACGTCCACATGACTCGAACCGGCGGGACGGAGCAGATCGCGATCGACCTGGATTCTCAGGCCGAGTTCGGCATCCGCTCGAGCGCCGAGACCGACATCCAGCTAGCGAGCGATGGGGCCGTGCTGACCCGTGCCGAGCTCCAGGTGACGCGGTATGCGAACCCGGTCCTCCGGCTGGAGTCCTTGGTCGACAACGCGATGCAGCACGACCTCTGGGACCGCGTTCTCCCGAGAGATATCAACGACATCGTCAAGGTGATCGAATCTCGAACGGATACCTCCCAGGTCTCCTCGGTCGAAGGTATCGCTCACACGATCGCCCGAGATGGGTCCTGGACCGTGACGCTGAACGTCGCGCCGAGCACCCTCGTTCAAGCCGGCATCCTCGATGACGCGACCTATGGCTTGCTCGACTCGACCGCGATCCTCGGATAAGGAGAATCGATGGCCTTCACCGTTCCAAAGACATGGAGTGTCGGCGAGACTCTGACGGCGGCGAACTTCAATACGCACATCCGCGATAACCAGCTTAGCTTTGGGCCACACCTCATCGCCCGCAAGGCCTCTGACCAGAACGTCACTGCATCGACGACGCTGGTGAACGACGACACGCTGTTCACTCCCTCGATCGCCGCGAACGAGATATGGCGGCTGACCCTCGTACACAGTGTTATCACCGGTGCGGGTGGCATGAAGAGCACGTGGTCGATCCCGACGAGCAGCGAGCTACAGATGCTCATGACGGGGGAAGGTGTGTCGGCCCTCCTGCAACAAGCGCGGCAGACCGCCTCTGACACTCCCACGCTGAACTATCTCGCCAACATCGCCTCAGCACGTCTATATGTCATGGAGGTTCTCTTCATCAATGCCGGGACCGCCGGGGCCGTGACTTTCCGATGGGCTCAGACCTCGGCGAGCGGTACTTCAACGATCAAAGCCAACTCGACCCTGTGGGGCGTCAAGCTCGCCTGATGCTCGATCAGGCCGAAGGTGGGTTGACTATGCCCTGCATCCTGGCCGCATCTAGTTTGGCCGCCTCCAGCTCCTGAACCGAGGCATTCATCGGGTTCAACGCAGCTCCACCCTGGACAGCCCTGAGAACCTCGGCCTGACGCTTGTCCTTGCCGTGCTTGATCGAGCGCCAGAGCCCGAGCGGCAGGAAGACGAACCAGAGCATCACCCGGCCGAGCCACTTCAAGAATCCCATCTGACCCCCCCTGTTCTTGGACCCTGCATCATACGCCTTCCCCCCGACCGAAAGATATCCATGAGCGACTGGACGCGCACCGAGCGGAGGATCAAAACCCCCTACGGCTACATCTACTACGGCGGGGCCTGTCGGGATGACTACCGCAACTTCCGCAGGCTCGACCAGTTCCCCGAGAACGACGGCAACGTCATCCTGACGCTGCAGGGACCGGCGATGCGGGCCTTCAAAGCGGCGCAGGTTCGCTACGCCAAGCGCACGGGATGGACGGCGGCCCGGCTCAAACGGAACCCCAACGGTCGACCCATCATCATCCTCGCTGGCACGAACCGTTCCTGCGCAACGCAGCGCGCGCTCTACGCGAAGGACCCCAACCGCTATGCCAACCCGAACATCACCGGCCACACACGCGGCCTGGCGATCGACCGTTCGAACGCGCAGCCGAATCTCAAGATCATCGATCAGTGCCTCGCGGCCGAGGGGTGGAACCGGACACGCCCGGACGATGAGGCCTGGCATTGGAGTTACGGGGTGACTGTGTAGTGATCCGATGAGCGAGGCGCACAACGGTCCCGAACGCCGGAAGACCGAGGCCTACCGCGAGCTCCCCGTCGATGAGGTCTCCTGGGCCAGCTTCTACGCGAGGTTCAAGGTGGTGGAGCAGATGCAGACCGACGTGGCCCCCACACCGCCCATCGTGCGGCAGGTCGAACAAAACACGTCGCGCATCCGCTCGCTCGACCTGAAGTTCTACGCGATCTTGGGGGCGGTGGTCGCGGGCTTCATCGGGCGGACCCTGATCGACGTTGGCCTATGACCGCACGGGATATATGGCAGGCCGTCGCGTTGTTCCTCATCGTCGTCGGCTTCCTGGTCGGCACGGCATACATCGACGCCCGTGAAAGAGCCCGGAACACCGCGGTCATCTGCACATCGGCGCGGGCGAACATCGAGCAGCTCACCGCGCTCCGCGAGATCGCCGATCAGCTCGGCGTGCCCACGCAGTTCAAAGTCTCAGAGGTGCCCGCCGAATGTCTCGAGCCCTGATCCCTCTCGTCCTGCTGACGGTGGCGCTCGTCGGCGTCGTCACTGCCGGTGGTGAGCCGTCGCCTGGGGCGCCGGGGCGCTGCACCTGGGTCGGGACTCCCGAGCGTGATGTGAAGACCGGGACGAAGGGTCCGAACGTCCTGTGTGCCCTACCGGGCAACGACTTCATCCACGGCGCTGGAGGCAACGACATCCTTCGCGCTGGGGCAGGCCGGGATGTCGCGGTCGGGGGCGGTGGACGAGATGTCGTGGCCGGAGGCAAGGGCCGGGATCGGCTGTTCGCCGTGGATGATCGCGGCGGGGATCGCGTCGTCGGGGGGCCGGGCATCGATCAGTGCTTCGTCGATCCGGGCGACATCGCCTTGGGATGTGAGCAGACCTTTCGCAGCCAGGAACCGGAGATGGCCAGCGCCTTCGGATCGTCGCTCATGACCGTGATGGAGATCGTCGAGGAGGTCGAGCCGACACCGACGACTCCACCGCCGATCACCACCGAGACCACCGTCGTCACCGTCACCGTGCCCTTCCCGCCGTGCTCACCGCCGCCGGCCAACCCGCCGGCGCCATGCTGAACGGAGGAGATATGAAGCCCGTCACCAAGACCCGCGAGACCGTTAAGCGCCGTCCTGCCGAGACCTCCGGCCTGGTCGGTGCTGCCGTGGTCACCGTCGCCCTGTGGGCGTTCTCGCTCGAGCCGCCCCCGGCCGTGGTCTCATCGATGGTCGTGCTCGTCGGTGCCCTGCCAGCGGTGGTGACCTGGTTCAAAGAACGCTGACGCTCCGCGTCGGCCCTAGCGCCCGTCTCGACCGTTTTTCCTCCCTTCGGTCGGGACGGGCGCCTTCGCATGTCCACCGAGGACCGCTCCGATGGCCTGCCGTGCAACGGGGTCGGAGGCAGCGATGTACCGAGGCCACTGCGACAGGTCCGACCAGTTTGCCAGCTTCCGCACCTCCTCGGGGCTGACGCCCTTGGCATGGGCGACTCGGGTGAGGAAGGCGTGGCGCAGCAGGTGCGGCCATACCCGACCGAGGCCGGCCTCCTGCTCGGCGGCGTGGACCCACTGGCGGAACCGCTCGGCGCCAACCCCGATGAGACGAGATGTAGAACAGATATCTAATAGCCGGGCTGCCGCGATCACCCCGGCGCGCTCGAGCGGCACGCTGTACGGCTTCCCGCCCTTGGCCTCGAGCAGGTCGAGCCGGGCATCAGCGCCGAGATGGACGTCGGCCGGCCGAGCTGCCACGAGGGAACCGACCCGCGCTCCCGTGACGTAGCAGAGCAGGATCGCCCACCCTCGGCGACGCTCCCGGCGGAAGGCCGCACGGAGCAGTCGGCGCATCTCTTCATCGGACAGGTCCGGTGCCGGTGCGATCTTCGGCCGGGGGACCGGGATGTGGGCGACGGGGTTGCGGTCGAGCTCACCCTCGACGACGGCCCAGGCCATGAACGCGCGGAGCGCCCGCAGCGCGTCGCTCCGCTTGGACCCGTGGCGGGGTAGGGCGCCGACGTACTCCTCGACGTGACCGGAGCGTACGTCGGCTACGTCGAGCCCGCTGGGGAACAGATAGTCGACCCACCAACAGAGCAGCTCGTAGCGGTACTTCCGGCGGGTGGAATCGGCACGTCCGAGGACATCCAGGTGACGGTCGAAGCGATGAAGCACCGCGGGGAAGGTGCGGTCCTGCATGAGAGGGGCATCGGCCGCAGGGACTACGAGGCGCATCGGATGACCGGGCGATTCGGCGGGCTACGCCGCCTGGTCTTGGGGTTGTCTGTTGGACGACGCCCGCGTGGCCGAAGGCGGATTTCCAAGGGGTGCTCCCACCTCGAGGAACCGCTCGAACGGCACATCGTACAGCCCAGCGAGCAGGAGTAGGTCTTCCAGCTCAATCGCCCGGTCGCCCTTCTCGATCCTGGACAAGCGCGAAGTGTCTAGGCCGGTGGCCAGCTCGACGTCCTTCTGAGATAGGCCGCTTTCGGCCCGTGCGCCTCGGAGACGAGCGGCGAGCCTGGCCCGGTACTCCTGTCGCTCCATCGTCCTCACCCTCCCTGGGGAATGGGGTACGGAGTTTGGCGTATTTCTGGGCAGAACGCAAATCATTCGCGCCAGTGCGTTGACATCCCACGCATGGAAGCGTAGGGTTCGCATCCGTGAGAACTTATCCCGCCCTTGCGAAGCTCCGGGCCATGCGTGGTCTGACTGCTCAGGCGCTCGCTCGTAAGGCTGGGTTGGCCGACGAGACCGTCACCCGGCTTGAGCGCGGCTACAACACCCCGACGGCGACCACGATCGGCAAGCTCGCCGCCGCCCTCGAGATGGACTTCGACGAGCTGGCGGCGCTGCTCACCGAGGAACCCGACGAGGTGAGCGCTTGATGTACGTCTACATCCGCAGCGAGCGGCGGCTCTGGACGGTCGGCTTCTACGACCCGGACGGCAAGTGGCACCCGGAATCCGACCATGAGTGGCCGCAGGTAGCGGCGGCTCGCGTGGCCTACTTGAACGGCGGGGCCGTCATGCAGGTCAAGAAGGCATCGGCATGACCTGCTGGCGCTGCGGCCGCTCCGGTGAACACGCCGACTTCTGCTCCGATGGCACGCCGAACGATTGCACCCACTGCGGCGGGAACCCGTGCCGCTGGTGGTGTCGTGGGGCCGACTTCGTTCGCGCCGAGCCACCTCGCCCCGCCTGTGAAGACGACTTCATCGTCGAGGGCATCTGCTGCGAGTGCGACACGGAGTTGCTCTCGTGAAGTGCCTACCAAGGGAGGAATCATGATCGGTTGGTATCTCAGCTTGCTGCTGCTGTCGTTCCCGGCGACGTGGTTGATCGTGGCGGTGGTCTATTACCGCAGCCGTGCCCGGTACCTCGAAACGACCGTGCGAACGATGCAGGCGGCACGGCCATGAAGTGGCTCACGTACGAGCTGCTCATCCCGACCTGGGCGCTGTTTCTGGCGCTGGCCGTCGTGGCTCTCGTCGCTGTCGCGTTGACCCAGGATTCGGTGGCGACCGAGTTGGGTCGGCGTGCTGTCGAGTCCGGGATCGTGCCATGAGTGCCGCGGCGAAGGACGCAGAGCTTTATCTGCGTCGCTCCCGAAAGCTCGAAGACGTCATCGCCGACCTACTGATGGCGCTAGAACGGATCGATGAACACGTCACAGCATTCCGCGCCCGGCCACTAGATCGTAAGTGCATCGAGACTGTCCGTGCCTCAATCGCCAAGGCGAAGGCGGCGCTGTGACTCCGCTCGCGTCTTGGCTCCTGTTCGGAGGCTGGATTCTCGCCGTCGTGCTCGCCGTCGCGTTCTTCATGGGGGCCTCGCGGGTGAACGACCACGCCGACCGTATGTCGCAGGAGTGGATGGAGCGGTGGCACCGCGACCAGGAGCGGCGACCGTGAGCAGTCGGATGGAAAGGCCCACACCGGGACCGTGGAGATGGGATCAGCACGGAGATTTGCGTGGGAAGGACGGCAACGCCGTTATCAATCCCGATCTCCGGGGGGATGTGTTGAGCGCTGTGAATCGCGAGGCCGATGCCGGTCTCATCGCCGCTGCACCTATCACTGATCAAAAGGCAAGGGATGTATGTCTCGCCTGGGCTGCAGGTGATAACGATGCGATGCAGGGCGCGCTGTTGGGTCTGTTCCTACATCTATTCGGCGTGGCCCCCGTCATGGAAACAATCGAGGAAACAACGTGATCGAGCACGCCGCTGGACACGATCCAACCCGAATGCATGACGTGTGTGCAACGTGCAACGCGCTGCTGCGCAGGGCATTCGTGAAGCTCGCCGACAGGATCATGGGACCGCGCGACGCTGACGAGTTCATGGCCGCGATCCGCGAGGAGCTGACGTGAAGCCTGCCGCTGTCGTGAACGGCGGTATGGGGGGGTCGCACACCCCGGGCGTGTGGCTGTGCTGGTGCGACAGGGCCGCAAGATGCCTTTTTTCACCCCGGGTGGCGGAGGTCGGTCAACTCCGCTGGCCTCCGTCCCCGGGTCAAAACGTGGGTGCGGCATGACCGAGCCACGCCGCGATCGCTGGGGCAGATATCTTTTGCCCGATCCCATCACCGGCGAGGAGCGCGCGTGGACTCGTGCGACGACGCTGGCGAACACGCTGTCGGACCCGTGGGGTCTGGTCGACTGGAAGCTCCGAATGACAGCGAAGGGCATCGCCACGCGCGACGACCTCCGCGCGCTCGCCGCTGCGCTGCCGCTCGACACCGGGAAGAAGCAACTCAACGAGGTCGCGCAGGATGCCATCGAGTACGCCGGCGGCTCGTCGGGGCGGAACATGGGAACGGCGCTCCATGAGTGGACGGCGCAGTCCGACCGGGGCGAGGCTCCCGAGGTTCCGTCCCCGTGGGACCGCGACCTTGAGGCGTACCACGCGGAACTCAAGCTCTACGGCGTACGAACCCATGCCGATGTCGTCGAGCGAATCGTGTGTATCCCCGACCTCGGCGTTGCCGGGACGTTCGACCGGATCATCACTTGGCACCCCGGCCAATACATCGCCGACGTGAAGACGGCTGCCGGGCTCGATTACTCATGGCTGGAAATCGCGATTCAAGAAGCTCTCTACGCCAACGCCGAGTACCTATGGGACGCAGAGTTTGAGACCTGGGACGCGATGCCGCCGGTCGACCGGACTCAAGGCCTCGTGATGCACATGCCCGTCGGCCAGGCTCGGTGCGACCTGTATTGGGTCGACCTCGAGATCGGGTGGGAAGCGGTGACGCTCGCGGTCGACGTACGCGAGTGGCGCAAGCGCAAGGACATCTCCCGGCCGTTCGGCGTCGACCTGCTCGGTAGGTCGCCGGTACAGCCGGTGCTCGACCTCGACGGGGGACCGTCGGCGGGTGATGGGGCCAGCACCGAGTCGGTAGGTCTCCCCGGCAAGGGTACCGACGCTGCACCGGGGACGCTCACATCACCCGCCGAGGATTCCCTGGCCGTCGCTACGGCGCCAGGAGCTGCTACCGACAACGGTGAGGCTCAGGAGACCGAGGGGGACGGCGACGCGGCTCGGAGTCCGGCTT